TATGGCATTGATCCAAAAAGATATGGACGAGATCGAAGGATCACTGACAGGCACAGCAAACGCCAATAAGGCAATCTTCAGCCACTATGCAGCCAATGCATCCGGGAAGCCTGAAGAAATGTGGTATATCGAGCCGCTGGATAATAAGTACAAAGAGGGTGATAAGCTAATCACAAGCGCAGCTGCCAACTCTGAAATCCTCTTTTCCCTGATGATCAATCCCAATGTGCTCGGTGCCGGGATGCCCGGTGGAACTTATGCCGGGAACCAAGGAGGAAGCAATATACGTGAGGCGTTCCTGGTCAACATTGCAAACGCCTGGCTAGACCGACAGAACATCCTTGATCCGATTGAGGCTTATCTGGGATTCAACGGAGTGAAAGACGTTCAGCTCCTGTTCCGTAACACTATTTTAACCACGCTGGATACCGGCGCCGGTACTCAGAAACAAATCAACTGACATGCTTTTCAAACCAACCCTGAATGCGAAAATGGAGGAAATCCGGAAGTATGTTCCGGTAAGCGCTGCAACTTCATTCGGGAACATTTCGGCATTTATCCAAAGTTCAGAAGTCAGTTTCATAATACCATTGATGGGAGAAGAGCTTTACGAACAGCTACTTGCCTATTACACCACGCCAACCACCTTACCAACAGGAGTTACCACCGAAAACAAGATCCAGTTTGATACACTGATCGAGTATGCGCAGCGTGCACTGATCAACCTGACCTACTATTCCGGTTTCGATTTTATCAATACCATCATGAACGATGCCGGTTTTCACCGGCAGGAATCGGATACCGAAAAAGGTTTGTACAAGTACCAGGAGGATGCCGTCAAATCCGGATTCCGTAATAATGGATTCAATGCATTGGATACTATGCTCAGGTACATAGAATCTCATATCGATGCATTCGAACTGTTCAAATCGAGTCCCAATTATACGCTCCGCAAAAAGTCGATCATTCCCGATACGCTCACCTTCGATACCATTTTTGATATCAGCAGCTCCCGGCTGGTATTCTTAAAACTCTGCCGGTTTATTGCCCAGGTTGAAGATTTCGAAATCGGAGCCCTGTTGGGAACAAAATTGTACAACCTGGTTAAATCCGAAATCGTGAAAGATTCTCCGGATCCCAGGATCCTTGCTCTAATTCCGCATATCCAGCGGCCACTTGCATATCTAGCAGTCAGCCGCGCATCCTTTCAGCTTGGAATAAATGTCACCGACAAGGGCCTTTTCTTCGAATCTCAGGCATCCACTTTGCTGAATTCCGCGGTTTCCACACCATTAACGGATCAACAGTATTACCTGCTCGCAACCAAATCCGAAAAAACCGGCAATGAATACCTTGAACTGCTGAGAGGATTCCTGCTCGCCAATGCAGCGGATTACCCTTTATACGTTTCTCCGGGAGCCTCACCATTTGTCCGTGACAACAAGACCAAAAGCACAACCTGGGTATGACTCCGATTGCATTGGAATATTGCCCCGTTAGATGGCTCCGGTATTCCCGGAAGCTGAATTGTCAGCATCCGGATAATTGGAGCGAATTATCTGCAAAGCAGTTAATCGCAGCCGTCCGGGTGATGCAGGAGACCATCACGGATGATGAATTGATTGCATCGATGCTGAATATCAAAAAGAGACTGGTCAAAAGACTTTCTGCTTACCAAAAGTTTTGCATTATAGATCTTCTGGGGTTTCTGGAAACACATGACCCCTACTACAAATTCATTCTACCTGCGATCGGCAAGTTCTCCCGGCCACAGCCCAGGCTAAAGGACGAAACCTTCGGCACCTTTATCTTTGCTGAAACCTATTTCGAGAAATATGTCACCACTGGTGACAAAAAGTTTTTAGCCAAATTCATATCCTGCTATTACCGAACCGGAGTATTCCGGGAAGCAGATATTAAAACCAATTCGGTAATCATTGTGGATCTCCCGGCCGATGAGCAAGAGGCCGTGTTCCTCAATTACTTCCTGATCCGTCAGTGGTTCGTTGAACAATACCCGAACGTATTCGAGCCGGCCGCAGACCAGACGAAAAAAGAAAAATCATCCTGGATAGACGTCTACGATGCCATTGTCGGAGACGACATCGTAAAGGAAGCCGAATTCGCCAACTTGTCTTTATCTACTGTACTCAGGTATCTCGATAAACGCATCAAAACCAATAGACATGAAGGCAAAGTTCCTGGATCTCGTTGACTATTTCGAGACCCTAGCCATCCTGCATAAAGGGATACAGCATACCGAAGAGGAAAAGCACTTCTTCCGGTTCGAACTGGAAGAAATGCTGACCGGCATGAAATCAAACCTGAACTACCCGGCCCTGATCCTGGAAGGATATGACTTTAATTTCGTGGATGAAGATTCCGACAACCTGCAGAAACGGGTGAGCTGCACTTTTATGCTGCTCGGGAAGGTCAGTGATAAGGGGGATTTCGATGCCATCCACACCCTTTGGGATAAGCTCGAAGAGATCGGAGACGAAATCGTGGTGAAGATCCTCTCAGACAAAAGAGACCACCAAACCGATTGCCTGGCGTATTTCCATGCCCGGTCGATAACCGGAACTCCAATTACCGACATGAACCTGATTCATTACGGATTCCGGTATGCTTTCGAATTGTCCTGGCCGGTGAATAATGATGTGGATCCCACAAAATGGAGCACCAATGGATCATACTGAGACCGAAGCCTATAATGCCCTTATAACCAAATGGGGATTTAAAACGCGAAGCCTGCTGAAAATTAGCGTGGCCCGGCTATCCATGAAAGGTAAAAAAGAACTGGTTACACGGATTCAGTTAAAAAGCAAAAAGGATTTCGGAGAGATCGAGGCGGCAATATTCAACTTCCCGCAACATGGAGTCTTTTTTCATAAAGGCGTTGGCCGGGGATACATCATGGTTGCCGGAACCGTGGTTCGAGGGAAACGGAAAGACAAAAGCCATTCTGCGAACCATCCGAATAACGCGGTTATCCACCCGGCATCCGGACCGCTGAAACGCCATCCAAAAGATTGGTTCAACCCGGTATTTATCAAATCCATTCCTGTACTCGCTGACATTATTGCAAGTACGAAGGCTGATAACATTTTCGAAGTCAAACACCTTAAACTGAACACCTGATGGCCAGAGAATACACGCGGGAGATTTACTTGTATATCAATGGCAAGCAGATCAATAACGATATTAAAAGCATTCGTGCAGAGATGCAGCTTTTGGTGAATGAGCAGGCCAAGATGATCGTTGGTTCCAAAGAATACGTGGCCCACGGGGAGAAGATCCGATCCCTGAAAGGAATCCTGAACGAACATTCCCTGCAATTGAAAAACATGAACCGTTCCTGGAAAGAAACCATGGGTGCTATGGGCGATTGGTTCAACCGGTTCCAGGCTGTGGGTGTGGCTGCTATCGCCACCATTGTTGGAGTAGTCATGGCATTCCGGAAAACCACGGAAGCCTCGATGTTGATGGAGGAACGCATGGATAACTTATCCGCGCTAACCGGGTTAACCGGACGCTCCCTGGAATGGCTCGGGCAAAAAGCAAAGGATTCTTCGGTATCCATTACCGAAACCGGAGTCCGGATTAAACAGTCAGCCACCGATATTGTGGATGCCTACACGAAAATAGGATCCCAGCGGCCGGAGCTTTTGAAAAACAAAGAAGCCCTCGCGAAAGTCACGGAAGCAGCTATCGTCCTCTCTGAAGCTGCCAAATCTAAACTCGAACCGGCAACACTGGCACTAACAACTACCATGAACCAATTCAATTTGGGCGCCGGTGAAGCCAATAGGATTATAAATACCCTGGCTGCCGGCTCCTTGGTTGGTGCTGGTGAGATCCCTTACCTGACAGAGGTTCTGGAAAAATCAGGTACCACAGCCAACCTGATGGGAATCAGCATCGAACAGATGACTGGGATCATCGAAGGAATTGCGCCAAAATTCCAGATGGCTGAAGTGGCCGGTACCGCCCTGGATCGGGTATTTCTTGAAATGAGAAAACGTGGCATCGGTTTCAAAGACGGGGTTTTTGATATCAACCGTGCAATCGATGAACTCAGCGCCCGTTACAAAAGCGGTGAATCGGCCGTTAAAATATTTGGGGTGCATCAGGCGAAGATGGGCGAAGTGTTGGTCATGAACCGGGATGCCATCAACCGGTTTACCGAAGGGGTTACCGGAACCAAAGTTGCCTTCGAACAGGCCGGTAAGAATACCGACAACATGGCTGCGAAACTAGCTCAGGCAAAAAACAAGGTAACCCTGATGTATATTGAGGTTGGGGAAAAGCTGGCTCCGGCCATGATCTTTTCCACAAACGCTCTCAATATTTTCCTCCGGACCATGATGGCACTCCCTAAGATCATCAGTGACAATCGGGTCCTGATTGTTTCCCTTGTTGGTGCAGTCCTTGCTTACAATGGGGCATTGATTGCTCATATCGCAGTATCCGTATGGAAACGTACTGCCGACCTGCTGACTATTAAATCTACCGCTCTTCAAATTCTTATGACCGAGGCCCAGACCGCTCAAATTGCAAAACTTACAATTGTACAGAAAGCGGCCGTTGTAACCCAATGGCTCCTGAATGCAGCCCAGGCGGCTAACCCTGTCGGTTTGGTCATTGCCGCAATCACGGCCCTGATCGCAGCTTCAATGATCTATGCCCGCAACAGTAAGGAAGCTTTGGCAATGGAGGCGCGTAAAAAAGAGCTGGTTGATTCTCTAACAACTTCTAATCTAGAGCTTAGTGCATCATATGATATGCTTTCAGAAGATCAGGATAAACTGAACCGCATGTCAGTGGATCAGAAACGGGAACTAGCCCAGCAACTGGATGCCACCATAAAACTGGCCGAGGCAAATTATGATCTTCTAAAATCCAAACGGGGTGAACTTCGCGCGGATAATACGAAGCTTAATGCCTGGCAGTTTCTTACCACCTGGAGCAATTCCGGTAAACTCGAAAAGGCGAGAGCTAATGGCCTGAAAGCGGTTGCGGATATCGATATTGCACTGGGCAAATCCGGAGACATGATTCAGTCTTTAAAAGATCAGAAGCTGACCCTCGCAGATATACTGTCGGCCGAAGCCACAGGCGATAAAATAGGTACTGAGTCCATCGTGATGATGGAGGAGAAGTTGGATCGGTACACCCTGGCGCTGAATAATGCCAAAATCGGCACCGAAGAATATATCCGGCTGCAGAAAAAGGTTGCATCTGTTGATGCTGAGCTAAAGAAAGCACGGGGCTCAAACCTGGATGGTGGGGATGATGGCAAATTCAAACGAGCCGAGGCTCTTAAGGATATTGAGGAATTCCACAAAAACCAGAACGCTGTCATTAAAGCACAGTATGCCAAGGGCATTGATGATAAAGACGTTTACCTCGAAAAATTGGATGCCGAAGAACTCCGGTACCTGAACGCCTCCATTGAAAGACTTAAAAAACACGGTCAAAGTACGGTAGAAGAAGAAGAAAAGATCCAGGATGTTATTATCGCTGCCAGGGAAGCCGGACAGAAAAAAACTGCCGAGGCTTCCAAGCAACTATATGAAGAATACGATAAATTCTATGAGAAATGGGATGAAGACAGCAAGAAATTCCTGAAGGATGCCGGTGAAAACGCCAAGTTACCCGATTGGTATGTCCAGCAGCAATTGGAACTGGATTACTGGATGGAGAAAACCTATGAAGGCCAGAAGGCTAAACTGAAGAAAGAATTGGATGACAAACTGATCGGATATACCGAATACACAGACAAAATCAAAGCTCTGGATCAGCAAGTGGCTGAAAAACAGTTCCAACAGATGGAGGATTGGGCCCGTGGAGCCAATACCATTATGGATGCCGTTACAACTATGTATGAGGCATCTAAGAACCGGGAGCTTGCAGCCGCCGGGCTTACCGATAAGCAGAAAGCGGCCATTGAAAAAAAATATGCCAAACGTCAGCAGGATATGGCCATCGCTCAAACGATTATCGAGGGAATCATGGAAATTGCCCGGGTTAACTCCAATACCGGAGTCAATGCGGATCTTACCCAAACACTTCGAGCCTTTTTGACCGGTGCTGCCGTGGTGCGTACCATTGCCAACGTGGCCCTGATCAAATCCCAGCAATTTGCAAAAGGGAAATACCCGGTCATGGGCGCGACCGATGGCAGGGTTTACCAAGCCCCGATGATGGGAGCCATCAAAACCGGATACTATAAACAGCCAACTCTCGGCCTGTTCGCTGAACGTGAACCGGAAATTGTCATCGATGGGCCAACCACCCGGAACATCAAAGCCAATTTCCCAGAGATTTTGGGTGCAATAAACGCTGCCAGGGTAAACCAATATGCCGGGGGAATGTACCCCGATCTGGGAGGAACCAGTCAGCAGTCCGCCATGCAGATAACCGCCCTCCTTCAGGCAAACATGCAGATGATGAGGCAGGTACAAAAATCGCATGAACGGCCGGCGTTAGTTAGTTTTCAATCGATTCGGGAAAGGGAGGATGAATTCAATGCGATTAAAACAAAAAGTACCATATTCTAATGTTGAGGAGTCTTGCACAAAATGCAGTGAACGTTACCGAAAAACAGTCGCTTCAGGGAAGGATAGGCGTTCTTTTCCTATGGAAGATAGACTTTCAGGAAGAAGCGTTGAGAATTAGCAAAAACAGGTTGTTATAGCCAATCAAATCTTCACGACAAAGCTAAGTTAGGCAACAATTTTTCCTATTTTTAAAGTCAGGAACCAATCTCTTAACAAAGAACCTCATGCCTACCGTGAAATCAAACTGGATTTCAATTATTAAGACGCTCAGGGCCTTCTTTGGCATAACCGATAAGAAAGAATATCTCAACAAACTGGCCGACAACCTCGAAAAGCAAAAGACTGAAGATGTAAATCTGGCTTTTAAGATTTGTGATATCCGCGAGAAAGGTTTTATTGCTAAGGTTGAAGGATTATATGGCTTTATTTCATTCAACCACATGCCCTGGAAGTATCCCACCACTGAGGCCTGGCAGGCGGTTTTTCCGTTTATAATGGGCAAGGTGTTTTTCTGCAAAATCTACAAGCTCAATAAAGACCCTCTTTGCCTTCAGATCAACGGGGAAATTCCCCAATTCCGAAAACCGGATCTGATCGAAAATGAAGTTTACCCGGGGGTTGTCATTAACAAGGCCACCTATGGAGTTTTCATTGATATCGGGTATACCTTTAGATGGGAATGTGGATCAATTGTGGGGTTACTTCACAAATCGAATTTTGAAAACCTGGAGTCGTTTAATAAAACTGCAGTGGGGCAGGTTATTGAGACCACTTTCTGGAGGGTGAACGAAAAAAATCAGCTGGTATTCGGAAACAGATCCGATCTCAGGGAATGGCAAACCGGCGAAATCTTCAACCTGATTGGTGAAACGGTGGAAGTAAAAATAAGAAAGATAAAAGGTACCGGCTTCATCTGTCTGGCCGAAGGACAATTTCAAGCTTATATGCCGGTTACAAGGTTCCTGTACCCATTAAATTTACTTCAGATAAAAAAGGCAATCAGTTTTTTGGAAGTTGAAGAGATCATTCACTGTGAGGTAACAGGAATCGATAAAGGCAAGAAACTGGTTTTTCTTAAATGGACCTTGCAATCTGAGATAGCTATTATTTCATCCCGGGAAAATCAAGTCGAGAATCCTTTGATACTGAGGAAGAGGAAAGCCAAAAATAATCCTTGTGACCAGGATATCGATTCTGCAAACGAAAACAATGCCATTGGTAATCTACTCGACAATGACACCATTCAGAAACTGAAGCTTTTCGGAAAATAACCAACTTTTCGATGAGGATGGTCATTGCCAACCGCCTTTTATAGGAAGGTGGCGTAGGTATTCATCCAACCTTTCCAAATGAAATCCATTAAGTTCTAGCCGGAGTCCCAGGAATCTGTCCTTTTTAGTTGGTCGATACGCCCCTACTTTCAACCGACCAAATAATAAGAATCATGCTTGATCAAAGCCAATTTCACCTGATAGAGATATTGCTCTCCTTGGCAGGAGCATTAATCCTGATATTGCTGGGGATAATAGGGTTCTGGATCCAGAAATGGATACGGGCCACGGATGCCCTCACGGAAGCCATTACAAACCTAAAGGTTCTCTTTGCAACCTCCCAATCGGCTGTCACAAATCTCGAGAAACGGTGCGACAACACCTGTAAGACGATCAACGAGAGACTAAACAGCCACTCCGATTCCATCCACTTTCATGAAACTGAAATCGCAATCCTTAAAACAAACAGTCAATGATTACGAAGGATTTTTCAATTCACGAATTCGTACCACCGGCTATCTATGAGCATTTCGTGGATAAATCCATCTGGTTCATCGATCCGAAAATTGTGCAGATGGCCCAGTTTATCCGGGATCGCTTAGGGAAGCCCATCACGATCAATAACTACCTCACCGGCGGATCCTATCAATATTCTGCATTCCGGGATAGTGCCTGTTCGATTGGGGCAACCAACTCCCAACACCGTCATGGCCGGGCCATCGACTTTCGAATTCAGGGAATGTCACCGATGGAAATCCGTGCGGACATCATCAAGAATTTTGATTTGTATCGGGCATCAGGCCTGACCACCATCGAAGGGGGAACCCCAACCTGGACACATATCGATTGCCGGTTCACCAATATGGATTCATTATTAATCGTACCCTATAAATAAAAGTATCATGAAAGAAGGCATTGAAAACATCAAGAATTGTGTCGGTTTTGTCCTGGACATCACCGCTGACGTACAAACTGCTCTTGCCGACGGCAAGTTTGGTTTGAGAGATTCATTTCTGTTCGTGGATGACGTTCCACAAGTTCCAAAAGTGATCCGGTCAGCCGCCAAATTTTGGGATGAGTTTCAGGATCTGGACGAAACCGAGCAGGCTGAAATCGTTGATTTTGTGATCGAGCGCGTAAAGTGTAACACCGAAAAGGCGAAAGCAATAATCGTTCAGAGCTTCAAAACGGCCATGTCGATCAACGATGTGGCACGGGATGGTATCGCTCTTGCAAGGATCATCAAAGCAGCGTAATCATGAATGCGGTTTTCAGAATAATCCTGATCAGCCTTAAATACCTCGTCAATGTTGGCCCGCTCCTATACGAGGCAACACAGTGGGGTATTAAGATTGCCCGGGAAATCAGGCGCAAAAAAACAGCTCCACCGGTTGAGGTGATTATACCTGAGAAACCAATCGCTACAACCAAAGCCGACTTTGATCCTGGTTAACATTTTCTTGTCGTATTTTAGTATGAACCGTGATCCCACAATGGGTTACGGTTTTTTCATTTCCTATTAAAACATTGAATTGAAGACGATTACTTTTCCCTTCGGGATTCTTCTTGTATCTAATGATTTCAATCCAGTTGGTTTCTTAATTTATCTTGATGACAATATGAACTACATGAGTTGCCATTCAATTTTATTCGTCATTCATTCTGTGACTTATAGTGTTTCTTCGAAAACTCTTCCAAATTTGGGGTTACCTTTTAATCTGTTTATGGATTAATAGAAAACTGACCACTGTTACAGATTTTCTTTTGCTCACCTAAATCCAAGTACCATGTCACCCAATCAATTTATTTTATTTAGCCGGAATCTACCGTTCTATCAATAATAATATTCAGATTCTGGCAGTAACCATTTGATTCATTGCGAGTAATGTGAAAAACCAGACCCACCTCCCTCCAGATGGGCTTGGAGAAACATGAGAGCATCATTGGAGGGGAAATTAATGTTGGACAAATTTAACAATTCTTATTATGAGAAAAATTATTAGCATCACTATCTTATCCATTATGGTTTTATTTGGGTCAGGTTTCAAAACAGGGGCTCCATCTCCATTACCAGTTCCAGTGCCACCCTATACTATGATTGAAATCCCAGATCCACCTACATGTTACGCCCTTAAGGTTGAATGTACTGGTAGTTTAACTTCCAATTATATTGTTTATGATCCTGACTATACTTCAATTTGGAATATGGACGGTAGAGCTTCATGCTATTACGG